GCGCGTGAGGTCACCGCCCTCCTTGCCCATCCGCTTGCCACGGGTGTACAGGTCATCCTCGATCTCCCTCAGGCGCTCACGCCAGAAGGGGTCGGACTCCAGGCTCTTGCCGTCCTCGAACTCGAGCTCCCCGACCCAGGCCAAGAAGTCACTGACCTCGAGGCCGTCGTTCTCGTTGTCTTGAACGTCACGGGCCATCATCTCGACAGCCTCGGTGATCAGCTTGTTGCGGTCCTTGCCGCCCACGCTGGTGTAGCCGTTGATGACGTTCTTGATCAGAGCCTCGAAGGACTCCTCGGCAGCGTCCTCGATATTGCGGCGGGCCTCGTTGCGTGCCTCTCGCTCCTGGCGCTCGGCGGCAGTCTCGCCTTCGACAGCAGGCTCATCGCCGGCACCCAGGCGCCCACGGTTCCACTGCTCGAAGCCTCCGTACAGCTCGCCCACCACAGACTCAGCCATGCGCTCGCCACGGTGCTTCTGCTGCTGGTGGGCCACCACCTGCCGGAACTCACGCTCGACAGGCGACAGCGCATCAAGGACGCCGAGGCGCCACTGCTGGCCCCTCTGGTTCATCTCGACACCCTCGAACACCGAGTTCCGCAGCTCGGTCAGTTGGGCCTCGATGTCGGTGTCGGGGTCCGCGAACTCATCCATGCGGCTGTAGAGAGCCTCACGGTAGGTCACAGGGTTGCCATCGCGATCCGTAGCCACCTTGCCCTCACGGGCCCAGCGGCGCCCAGCGAAGGTCTGGAAGTTGAGGATGAAGTCAGGCCGGCTGCGGTAGTCCAGCGGGTAGTTGCCGAAGGCGCCCTTGTTCTGCTCGAACCAGGCATCGGCCTGCTCAGGGCTCAGGCTCGGGAGCTCCCGCAGCAGGCTCAGGTCACCCGTGAAGGCGCCGGCGGCTGCCTCGGCTTCCTGAGGCATGCGCTTCTGCTTCTCGTCCTCAAGGCCTCGGAAGAACTTGGCCATCGAGGGCGACAGCGCCTCGAGCATCTTGGCCCCCTGAAGCCAGCCGTTGTCGATAGCGTCCGCATCCGGCACCAGCTTCGGCTGGTAGTAGGTGTCCACCGGGGAGGCAGTGGGCCGAAGCCCCGGTACACCAAGGTTCAGTTGGACTTGCGGGCGTGCCATTAGGCTTTGAACTGGGTCCCCCAGAACCCGGCAGCATCAAAGGCAGCGCCCCCCAGAGCACCGAGGGCCCCAAGGGCGTTGGGCATCGCAATCGGATCACCGATGGAGGCGGCGTTGCGACCCGCCTGCTGTGCGTTCACGCCCTCCATAGAGGCCAGAATCTGGTCCTCCTCCCAGCTCAGGTTCGTCATGCGGTTAGCCGTGTACTCCTCGAACTGGCGACCGAACTGAGAGACACCCTCGTTCACCGAGGTGCCAGAGACACCGCCAGCAGCAGCAGCCACTCGAGCAGCAGCGTTGGCCGACATGGTCTTGCCCAGAGCCGACTGCACATCCTGGGCAGCAGCCTCCTTGGCCTGGCTCTGGCGCTTGAGCAGCCCCATGTACTGGTGCCGCGCAGCGTCAGCAGCGATCTGGCGCTGAAGCTCACCCTGCTTGGTCTGGTGCTCGTACATGGCCTCGGCCTGCTGCTTCTGACCCATGTACTGAGCGCCGATGGTCAAGGCGCTAAGGGCGAACTGAGCGTTCATCAGCGTGATAGCAGCCGGCGCCATAGTGGCCTTGATTGTTGCCGGCAGTAGTAGCGATGCACACATCTAGGGAATCCTCGCGAACTCGATGAAAGGCTTCTCTCGCCTGATGAAGTTGAAGCCCAGAAACCGAAGCCACTTGTGGTGCAAGTGGTTGTCTTCGTGAACGACGTTGGTCAGCAGCTCGTACTGGCCACCGATGCGCTTGAGCCAGGTCTTGCTCTCGCGCAGGAACTGGCGGCTGATGTCTTGGATCTCATCAGAGCCCAGCAGCCACACAATGCCCGTCTGCGGATCGACAGGCTCAGGGGTCACCCCGAACATGCCAATGCAGCGACCACGGTGCTCGATGCTGTAGCAGGGCTTGGACATCACCAGGCCCACACGCAGAGCGGTCCTAGCGGTGATCCCGTGGGCCTTGAGCTCCACAAGGTCAGCGGCCCGCATGCGGCCCTCAAGATCCTCGATGTCCGACTCCTGTGACAGGCGGACAACCGCCATCAGTAGCGCGACCTCGAGCCAATGCGCGAGTGGTAGAAGGACTCCCACTCACAGGACAGGAACCTCGAGGGCAACGGTGAGTCGTTCTCGAGCTCAATGGTCACCCGGTCATGGTCTGCCAGCACCGGGAACTGGAAGTGCCCGTCGTAGAGCGCCACAGACCCAAGCTGAGTCTCAGGCTCGTTCAGCAGGTTGCCGTTGAAGACGTAGGTGCTCGAGGTGCCACCCTTGGGCGTCACGGTCACCTTGAAGAACGAGGTCTGGCCGTAGTTCACACGCCCGTAGCGGACCCGGTGGCTCGCAGCGGTGATCGGCTCGGCAGCGTAGGTGTTCTTGTTGCGCTGGAGGTGCAGCTCGGAGAACTCGTACTTCATCGTGTACTTCTCCCCGATGAACACCGCTGTGCCCGTGTGGTTGCCTGAGACCACCACGCGGCGGTTGGTGGCATCGGTGCTCACCACGGTGAGCGACTGCCCCGCATTGGCGCTCGAGGTCTTGCGGGTGACCACTTGCATCGTGGCTGCCGTGTTGAGCTTGTAGGGCAGCGTGAAGGTAGTGGTGTTCGCACTGGCGTCATAGGTCGAGGAGACACCAGTGGTGGCATCGGTCACCCGGCGGTCCAGATGCACCCGGAAGTCAGGGGTGGCATTGGTGAGCCCAGGCAGCGCCGGCGGCTCGTTGGACTCGCCCACGCCCAGCTCGAAGGCGCCTGGGTTCGCAGTGGTGCCGCTGCGGGTCGCACCGAGGATGTCAGTGGTGGGGACATCGGAGTCCGACGCAGGGCCGATGCCGGCCTGCCAGACATCGTTGGTGGTGATGTTGTAGAGGCGACCGTTGCTGTCGTGGATCGCGTAGTCACCAGCAGCCAGCGTGCCCTCTGCATCGATTGTCGCGGTGATGGGGTAGGGGCTGCCCTGGAGGGCGGCGGGGAAGGAAGTGGTGGAGCCGCCGAAGTTGTTGGATCCCGTGAAGGTTCGCGCTGGGTCCGTGTAGTCACCAACGAATACCGCGGACTCCCCTAGGCTCAGGAAGTTGACGATCTCCACCTCAAAGGTGTTGGCCGTGCTACCCCCCACGAAGAACGCCCAGCGACCATCAGCTACGCAGGTGCAGTTGACCAGCTTCGCATAGCAGTCGCCGCTGTATGTCGCCAACGCCCACACACGCTGGGCTCCCGCAGAAGACTGCCCAAAACCTACGCAGTTCTCATAGGTCGTGGGGTATTGGGCGGACCCTGACCCGTTCGTATCAAAGCAAGTGTTGCTGATCGGATTTGACCCTAGGCATGACCGATATGTAACACCCGCGGTCCCAGGGGCTGCCGTGTGAGAACTACCAGACAGAACTAGACCGTGGAGCGTAGTAAACGAGTCAGCCACATAACTCACAGCCGACAGTATCACGCCAGCCGAAAGGCTGCCTGAATGTTCCGCGCCGCTGGCGGCCTTGTAAGTTACCTGCCGAGTCGCGTCGGTCGTGAGCGTGCTGCTGACTGTAAACGATGCGGAATAAGTCCCCGCATCCGCCTCAAAGATGATCCGCTCGTTCTCGTTAACCAGATCCGCCGACCCGCCGATGTTGGCTACATCAGCTTCTGCCAGCGTGAAGGTCGTGTAGTCCCGACCGCTGGGACCGATGGTCTTTGTGATCGTTGCCGTGGCCTGCGGCTGCTCGAAGGCACCGGGGTTGGCCGTAGCTCCAGACCGCGCATTGCCGAGGATGTCGGTCGTGGGGACATCGCTGTTGGCAGACGGCCCGACGCCCTGGTCGATCACATCGTTGTTCGGGCTGTCGAGGAGGGCGCCGTTCTTGCCGACGTAGAGCGCGAAGTCGCCAGCTCCGGGGTCGTAGGCGGTGCTTGTCGTGACCGTCGCAGGCGTGCTCTGAACACTAGCAGGCCAAGGGTCGGTCGCATCACCGAAGCAGTTAGAGCCCGTGATGGCAGTCGTGCCCGACGAATAGTCGTAGTAAGCGTTCGGACCGATCGACAGGCAGTTGATGAACTCGATCGTGATATCACCAGATCCCGCAAGCGTCGTCCCCAGTCCCGCCTCGTTAATGATCGTGCAGTTGCGGATCTTGGCGCGAAGGTCGCTGGTATAGGAACCAGAGTTGAAGGTCAGGCTGCGCCTTGATGTGAAGGTGCTATCTCCTAGGCAGACGCAGTTCTCAAGCACGGTCGGCGCTGACGACGATCCGTTCTGAATAGAGAACCCGTCGCGCTGGTTGCCTCGCCAGTCGCTGATGCAGTTGCGAAAAGTGTTTCCTTCCGCGTTGCGGATCTCCGGACCGTAGGCCGTAGTGGTCCCCGTCCGAGGAAGGAACACGATGCCTTCCATCGCAGTGTGGTCGTCGTCAAAGATCGGGCCGTTGCCGCTCGTGTTCTGGAGGCGGACCCCGCTGGAAGAGGAGCCCTCATGCTCGCTCCCAGTCGCCGCCCGATAGGTCACATTCCGCGTAGCGTCCGTCGTCAAGCTGCTTTGAAAGTTGGTCGGATGCGCGTACACCGCAGCATCCGCCTCGAACACAATCGCCTCGTCATTCGCAACGAGGTCCGCCGAGGTCCCAATGTTCTCCACATCGGCCTCGGCCAGCGTGAAGCTGGCGTAGTCGCGCCCCGACGGACCAATGGTGCGCGTCAGGACCGTTACCACTAGGCGCTCTCCTTGTCCGTCAGCAGCGCCTGCACCTCGGCCCAAGTCTTCTGGATTCCGGAGGTAGCCGCTTGGTCCTCAGGCACCCAGGTCTCGAAGGCCGCACCAGTGAGCTCGACGGCGTACCGGCGCTTGGCCAGAGTGACCTCGGGGTCACCGCTGTCCATCAGAGGCTCCATCAGTGCCACCAGTTCCGGGTCATCGTGCTCCTTGTCGCTGACGTAGCAGAAGAGGAACCCGCTGTCCGTCGGCGTCACTCGAGCCCCAGGGTTCTGGTGGCCATCCAAGACCTGCACCACATCGTTGTCGGCGTAACTGAGGCCACCCGACGGCTTGGCGGTGATGATGAGGGCGTGAGCCATTAGCTTGCAGCGTCTACGAAGAAGGGTTCGAAGTTCATGCGCTCAAGGGCCGTCTCGGTCCCACGGCGCACAACGAGGTAGAGGTACTCATCGACCCAGTCGATGTTGAGGATCTCGGCCCCGGAGGAGCCGAAGGTGAACTTAGACCAGGCGGACTGAAGGCGCTCGCCACCATTGATCATCCACTTGTAGATGTAGAGCGTGGCGTCAGCAGCCGCCTTGAGCACCAAGCAGTTCTCGGTGGGGGAAGCCACCATCTGCGTAGTGGCCCCAACGACATAGCTGGGCGCTTGGCCCGTGATGTCCACAGCGTCCAGAGAGGCGCGGTTGGTACTCGAGTCGTACAGCTCACGCACCTGGGTATTGGCGCCCCTGGTGCCGACGAAGAAGAGGCTCTGCTCGGAGCTGGCGGGCACCACGCCACTGGTGCTCTCGAAGGAGCTCGCCAGCGCCACAGACACATTGGTGGGCGTCAGCGTGCCGTCCTGCCCGCCTTGGAGCAGGAACTGGGCTGCGGGAGAGAACAGCACAAGGTTGCCCCGCAGCGGCACCGCGTAGTTCAGCAGGTTGACTCGAGTGCTAGCGGCCACCACAGAGATCCGGGCGGAATCCAGCAGCGTGGTGACCGTGGTGCGGAAGAAGTTGAAGTACTGCCCCACCTCAGACAGCACCACGGTCTCGCCGGCCAAGATCACCAGCCGGTCCTTGTGGAACGAGATGCCACGGATCGCGTCGGCAGTGGTGCCGCTGCTGGTGTTCATGAAGGCCGGCAGCGGGTTGCTGTCGAGGTCGCCTGCGCCCACCTCGCCCCACTTCGGCGCTGTGTAGGGCGCAGTGGCGCCAATGGTTCCACCAAGGGTGGCACCGCTGACCTGGGTGAACAGGAAGTCGCCGCTGCTCAGACGCACCAGCAGGTGCGGCATGAAGGCGTAGTTCGGCTTGAACTCGATGCCGCCGGCGACCGTCTCCTCCCAGACGCCGTCACCAAAGGCGTCAGAAGCCGTGTCAGTGGTCTCGAACTTGACGTAGTAGGAGGTAGCGCCCACCGCGCCCTGGTCAGGCACCCCGTCGATCTTGATTGTGAACCCGTTGGGGGCAACGGTGGGCAGTATGGAGAACGACTGCACCGAGTCTTTGATCACGGCCAAGACGGAGCTCGCAACGGAATCGTCGGTTCTCGCGTCGAAGTCAGCGCCGTCCTTGCGCTTGACCCAGACGGTCGAGCCTTCGCGGGTGACATCCCAGTCCGTAGTGGTGTCCAGCGGAGTCCCACTAGTGCCGACGGCGACACCGTTAGCACCCGCCGCACCCGAACCGCTCGTCAGGTGATCGCGGATCAGCTCTGCGATGTAGTCCGTCTGGATGCCTTCGGCGTGGGCAGCATTCGAGGCATCCCCGGTCTCTACGGTGACCACACGGCCATCGACCTCGGCCTCATACTTGGTGGCGTAGTTGCCCTGCTTGACGAAGATCAGCGCCTCGTAGCCCCGGTCAGCCGTTGTGGCTGAGTCCATCTTCGGCTGCACCGCCTTGTTGACGATGATGGTGGCGTCGGCAATCGTCAGGAACTCGATGTCCCCCAAGGGGTCAGTGGTGTCGAGGTAGCTGAAGTCAGCCGCCACGGCCACATCGCCGTTGATGTCGTAGACGGTCTGCAACGAGCCGTCGTTCAGATCGAAGACCCGCAGGAACTCGTCCTGCACCGAGACCACATACCGCTCACCGGCGTCCCTGTTGATCGTGTGGTACGCCGTGGCCTCAGTGGTGGCCTGGGTCATCAGTCCCACATGCTCCGTCGGGGGGCGCTTGCGGAGCCCCTCGATCACAGTGCCGAGAGCGTTCTCTTGCACCTCGCACTGGGAGGCGAAGCGCCGGGTGGCCGGTTGCTGGCTGACGCCCCCGACCATGCTGTCGGTGCTGTGGGTGATCAGCGCCATCAGAAGCGAATCTTGCGGCTCACGCTCTCGCGACGAACCACGCGGTACACATCGTTGTTCCCGGTGAGGTAGTTGTGATCAGCAGTGTCACCCTCGGCGTCCTTGAGGTCCGTCAGGGCCTGGAACTCGTCCGCCAGCGTGAAGCTGTGCTGGGGGCCGTAGCCCACCACTCGGTCAGCAAAGACCCGCGCAGAGCGGATCATGATGAAGCGACGAGCCACCTCGGGGAGCAGGGTCCACTCGAGGTTGTAGATGATGTCTACGGTCACCGGAGCGGTGATGGCGTAGGTGTGGCCCTTGCGGTCGTAGAGGCGCGTGCCCCGCTGGACTAGATCGAGGTTGCTGTTGTGGC